ACAGGGCATCCGCACTGGTCTCAGTAGCAAACGTTGACATGCGATCCGCGAACGGATAAGTGGGGGACAGGTTTCGTGTCGAGCGCGCCAACTTGTCAACACCAGAACCCTCACCATTCGCATGAGCAGACGTAGCAACATTCATTGCATCCGTGGTGTGTGACAGATCCAGAACACCCGACAGCTCCGCACCAACATGCCACTCATAAGAACCCGAACTTAGCGAACCAGTCCGCATCAACCAATTAAGATTGCTACCCACCCAACGAGGCTGGAAATCAATATCCGTCCCGCCGTCCTCATCCATCAGGTTCTGCAACACATCACGCAACCACTCAGAGTGATACCCGTAATATGTTCGCGAAATGCTCCCAGCAACATCAGCCGGCAATGTGATCGGCAAGGCAATGTTCATTCCCGCCAAACCCTGCATGGCAAGTTCGACCATCTTCTTAGCGACAGTCCCCGAAGACTTCGATACGAAAACCTGATTGACAAGCTTCGAGACAGCTTCACGGTGATCGAGAGCCAAACGACCACTAAGGGTCGTCCAAATGTCGGAATGGGCAACAGTCAAACGGCCAGACGGCTGATCGTAAACAGCCCTATCGATAGCGCCCGCATAAACAACAACACCATCCCAATCCAGAACGAGTGTGCGCGACTTCTCACGCAACACCGTCCGCGGATTCAACCTACTGAAAACCGAATCCCGCAACATAAACACAGCCGAACCCGAACCACCAGCATTCAGAACACGACCCCACGAAAACGACGCAGGGTTAGGCAACCGCTGACGATCGCCACCAGTAACAGTGTCAACAGACCACACAGACCACGCCATCAGGATCACCCCCAAACTTCATCGTTCCGGACTGGGTGCAGGGGCCGCTAATTGTTTGCGTGCCGGATTGCGTGGCCGATTTTCCAAGCGTCATCGTGCCGACCTCGGTGCAGTCGCCCTCAAGCGTCTGCGTACCTGACTGGCTAAAGGGGCCAGAGATCGCGTTAGTACCCGACACCATCAGATGAAAGTATCTGTTACAGCAGTAGACAAAGTGAGCCCAGCCCCAGTCAGTGTGTGAGTCACAGTGCCACCCCCCGGAACAGCCCAAACATCAGCAGAAGTAACCTTCCCAACCACCACAACACCGCCAACCTCAAGAAACCCCGTCGCCATATCAATACGGTGCGGAACCCCAGACGTGACAGCCTGAGTAACCGTGAACGTCTTACCGCCAGGGCCATTGATTGTGTAACCCGCAGCAACACCCGTAACGGTGTGAACAGGGGACGCAGCAAAGTTGCCGAAATGGTAGGCGGCAACACCCGCAGCGAACGTGCGAGTTTCACCAAACAGACGCGGATTAGCGAACCTCAAAACCAGAAGGTAATCAGCCCGCGAACCCCACATCTGCGGCTCCCACTGCGGAGTGTCCGACAAACGCGCATCACCCCACAAAACTGTGCCGCCAACATCGAACGTCACACGACCCGAACGCCCATCACCGAACAACCCGGTCAGTTGACGGTTACGGTGCATCCACTCGCCCTCAGAACCAGCCAAACACGGCCCAGAGATGGAAACAGTGCGAGCAGACCGAAACACAGGCAAATCAAAATCGCCATGGGCCATAGGCCGCTCAACACTGTTCCCACGAACCCCAACACCATCAAGGAACCCCTTCAGGCCACCCTTGCGAATGTAGAACCCGTCACTACCTTCACCACCCCAAAACGTGAGGCCACCAATACGCACATTTGTGTCTGTCACCGCAGTTTCCTCAATTCAAAGTTCTGTCGAGCTGAAACAAGATCGGCAACTTCATTCGCATCGTTCGCAACCGTTGTGATCTGGATATTCGAGTTGACATCACCACGCGACTGACCGGCAGCAGCAAACCCGCCACCACCCGAACGCGACGCATACTGCACATCACGCCCAGACACGTAGCCGCCCTGCGCATACCCGCGAATCACACCACCACGGTGCATGTACTCGAGAGCACGCCGGTTCTCAGGGATCGCTGTTGTGCGTGCTGTAGACACCCATTCCTTGCCGTGAACAAACCCGACAGGGGCATCAGCAGGCGCATCACCGGTGTAACCGCCAGTAGCGAATCCCACCCTGTTGCCACCCTCAACCTCAATCTTCGGCGTGGTGTTGTTGATGTAGTTCATCGCAGCCTTGATGCGCTCAAGAGCAGCCTCAGCACCGGACGTTTCCGCAATCATGGTGAACTCTGCCTCGGACGGAATCGCATAGATTTTGTCCGCAAGGTTCTCGGCCTCTTCAGCAGTCGCACCCAAAGCAAGAGCACGGTCAATGACAGCCTTACGGCCAGCCTCGAGCGTGGTCTTGTAGTTGTCCGTTTTCCCGTCAAGGTCGTGCTGTGCTTCCGCAGCAGCCTGCGATTTGGAAGCCAAGTCCACGAGCAAATCTTCGTTATCTCGGCCAGCCTGAGTCGCCTGATTCAACGTGTTCGTGTAGTCAGCTACGCCATCTTCGTTCTCGTCCAACCCCTCAGTGGCCTTACGAATCTGCTCGTCAACATCTGCAAGCGCATTCTGGTAATTATTGTTAGCCGTTACCGCATCCTGACCTACCCCATTGGCTTCATTGATCGTGTCAATCAGGGTGCGCAGTTTGTCAACAAAACCAGCAGATTCGTCAGCCGCAGCAAGATACGCGTCAGCCGCATCAAGCGCGCTCGGAACCACCTTCTTGAAAGCAAGCTTCAGCAGCTCATTTGAATTCGCAGCCTCATCCGTAGATGTCACATTGATGCCAAGCCCAGAAGCCTGCTCAACCAACGCAGCCTTATATGCAGGCATTGCATCAAGTAGCTTCCGTTGCTGCTCCTTGCTCAAGTTTTGGCTTTCAGCGAGGCTACGGAACTGCTTAGCCGCAGCGGGAGCATCAGTAGACGCCAACGTTCCGAGCTGGTCACCCACCCGTTTGAGAGAGTCGAGCGCACCCTGCTGGTTCAGCGTCAGATTCAACCAGTCCTGAGCACCATCATTGGTTGCCTTGTTGAGCAGCTCAGGCAGTTCTTTCAGGCTCTCGTTATAGTCGCCCCAAAAAAACTGTTCAGTATCCGACCGACGCGATGCCGCATACAGCAAATCAGCAGCCGTAGCAGACGTTTCGAGCGCATTAGCAAGACCTTCAGCGGTAGGGACACCCGCCTTAATCGCCTTATCCAAAACCCCAATAGTGACCGCAGCAGCAGCCAACGCAATACCCCACGGGCCAAGGAGGAACCTTACAGACTTACCCATCGCCACACTCGACGCCGCGATAGCCCCCTGCATCCTCACCGCAGCACCAGCAACAGCCGGAATCTGCGAGGTAGAGAGAACGGTGAGCGCCAAGCTGAATTCTGCAATCTTCGGCACAGCAAGCAGGAATGCGCCACCAGCAAGAAGGACTACACCACTCAGGGCGGTCACACCAGCGACAGTCCCCTTCAGCGGGGCAGGAAGTGCACTAAACCCATCAGCCAACCCACCAACAGCGTCAGCCATAGCCGACACCACAGGGAGGAACACTTGCCCGAAATCAATTGCAGCATCCACAACCTTGTTGCGGGTAATCTCAAGCTTCGCCTCAACAGTCGAATACCGCTTAGCGGCCTCTTCCGTGAGCGCGTTGTTCTCCTTGAACGCAGCATTACCGGTGTCCATTGCTTCCGTGAACTGGTCACTCGCAGCAGCAGAACGCAACAGTGCGTCACGCATACGAACCTCAGTGATACCCAAGTTTTCAAGTACGCCAAGGGTCGAGGTGCCCTGAGCTTCAGCGTTCGACAAACCCTCCACAAACAGTGCAAGTGCAGCGCCAGGTTCCGACTCCCACTTCTTAGCGAAGTCCTCAGCGGAAACCCCCGCGGTCTTAGCGAACAGTTCTAACCGATCGCCACCCTTATCTACAGAGCTAGCGATGTCGATCATTACCTTCGAGATAGCGGAACCGCCAGCTTCAGCCTCAATGCCAACACTCGAAAGTGCTGTAGCGAGACCCAAAACTTCACCCTCAGACAAACCGATCTGACGACCAGCACCCGACAGGCGTTGCGACATCTGAACAATTTCAGCCTCAGTGGTCGCATAGTTGTTACCGAGCTCCACCACTGCGGAACCAAGGTTGGAAACCTGATCCTGTGAGGTGCCCATAACGTTCATAAACCGGGCAAGCGATGTCGCAGCTTCGTCGGCTGAGAGGTTCGTCGTTTCGCCCAAGTCGATCATCGTCTTCGTGAACGCAACAACAGAACCAGTTTGAATGCCGAGCTGACCAGCAGCCTCAGCAACAGCAGCGATCTCATCATGTGCAGCCGGCAAAACCTTAGTCAGCCCACGCAACCCAGCCTCAACCTCAGCCAACTGTTCAGGAGTACCCTCAACAGTTTTGGTTACACCCGTCCATGCCGACTGCCAACCGATTGCAGCCTTAGCCGCCAACGCCGATGCAGTGACCGCGAGAGCACCAGCGACGACCATGCCGCGACCAACAGACTCCATTGCACGGTTCTGTTCCTCGTACCTAGCTTTCGCGTCGGCAGCAGCTTTACTGGACTTGTCCGTTGCCCTTGCGGCCTGTTCCATACCCGCCACATAGTTAGAAACCTGTGCCGTCAAACTGACTCTTACGACCCGCTCAGCCATTGAAAACCTCCTGGGTGCTTGTGTTTAGATGTAGGGTGTGGAGCGTGACGGCGGCTATTCCTGCTTCTCGACCGTCCAGTACATTCCGTTCATGTTTGCGTCCGGTGAGTCCTTCTTGAACGCATCGATCGCATCCTGCTTGGCTTTCTCCGACCAGTTCGTGAACGGGCCATGCGGGACATACCGAAGCGGGTCGTCGTAGTTATTCGGATCAGCAGCCTCAGATGTCGCTTCTGACATCAACTCCCCATTGGGGCCAAGGTCACGCTTGAAAAGCTCGAGAGCAAGCAGAAGATCAACCTGCTCTGTGTCCCATTCGGGTTCCGCGATAACCACGACTGTTTTAATCCGGTTCCACGTCCAGGGCTTCCACCACACCACCGGCTCATATTCGTAGAAATGTTGTGGTGTGGGTTCCCAACCGTTTAGACGGCGGTGGGATATGCCGAGCTTTTCAGCAAGCCCAAGCTCGTCTCTTAGGCGGGACGATTCGCCAACTGTTTTTTTAGCGTGTTGATCCGCTCACCCGGTGCCCACTCATTGAGCTCATAGATTGCATCCATGACACGAATGAACTCGTGCCCGGTGATCGTGGCGAACAGATCCGCCCACTCATCAACTGCGGGGCCATCAGCGGTCGCGTCAGACACGATAAGCACAGTCTCTGTGCCGTCATCCTCAACAGCAACACCACACAGCGGGGCAGCCATCCGTGACGCCTGCTGCATGTTGTACCCATACGAACGGTCAATGGGTGCATCCAAGCGAACCGGGCAACGAGCGGTAATGTCGCCCCACTTGTCACCAGACAACTGAGTGAACCGCAGTGTGCGCAACGAGTCAGCGGATGCCTCAAGTAGCGCATCCAACTTCTCTTGCACCTTCAGTTCTTCCTCATTGACAGCAGACAGGCGAGGATCGTTTTCGGCTTTCGCTTTCGCGGCCTCAACCTCAGCCACCAACGCTGCACGCTTCTTCGCCAACCCCGGATCAAGAATGACCTGAACGTCTTTGGTGGGACGTGCGGAGGACTTCGCGGCAGCTAACTGCTCGCTAAATGTAGACATAACAAAACCTTTCACCGTTTCACCGTGGGGAAAGTTGAAACCTGCCGGGATGCACGGTGAGAACACCCCGGCAGGAGGATTTAGCTACGCAGCGACGATGCCCTCGACGGGAACGCCAGTGATGGAAACCTGCTGCTTGTACGTGAACTTTCCGGTGCCGTCGATCGGGCCGCGAATCTGTGGGCCGAGGGTGACAGGAAGGACACGAACAGCCTGCGCAACGGCAGCCACGGTCGCGTTCGGAACGTTGCGACGCTCAACAAAGAAACCCGCCTTGCTTGTTGCAGGTGCGGTCGGCTTCAGAACAACAGCAGCAGAACCAGCAGCGGACGAATCCACATACTTGATACCGTCACCGAACGTGTAAATGAGCGAGTCCAGGGACTCAAGGGGAGTCGTCAGCGTCAGACGGTCATCTGTCTGCTTGCCCTGTGAACCATCAATCGTCCACCCGTCAGGAGTGAGCGAGTGAGTGATGCGGTACGCGGTTGCAGCACCAATCTCTGTCGCGGCTTTCGGTGCGGCAGTGTCAGAGATAGCGGGAACCCACCAAATAACGGTGTTGCCCTTCTGGTCAATTGCTGGTGGAACTGTGTCGGCTACGTCAGCCATAGGAGTACTCCTTTTTGTGTCCCCCGTAGGCCGAGGGGTTTGAGTTTCCGGGCACGCCGGAATCACCGACAGGGTTTGCCGGTGAAGAATTAGGTGGAACTACGCGCGGGAGCTGGTTAGTGAAAGCTCAACGTCGATATAGAAAAGAGGTGGGCTCACGTTGTTGTCCACCTGTAGAGGGTTGGACGCATCGAAACCGAGCGGGCCACAATTGCGACCCGCGACCGCAGGAACGTTCCCCACAGCCATGAAAACGCGACCAGCGAGTGTGCGTGCCCCATCCGCTGTAACAGACACACAGCGAGCCGTGTAGCCGTATTCAGCATCAGAATCAGCAACCTGTGGTGCAGTCAAACGGTCATCATCCAACGAGTCAGGGCCACCACCGAACAGAACAACATACGTTGCACGAACGAGATCGCCCGTCGAACTTGTCAGCACCGAATCGACAACCTGCACCGCACCCGGAACCTCAGCAACAA